CTGAAGGCCAAATCATTACTCAAACTTACCTTGATCAGATGCGTGGTATAGCACCACTGATTGAGCAGCAACATCGTCGTCGTTTTACGCAACAGCAAGCACTGTTAAATACTCAAGGTAGTATTTATCAAAGCCTTGGTCGTCAGGCAGGTGCTATTCAACTTGCAGGCCAGAGCATGCAAGAAACTGGTGCATTAGCTCGCACCATGATTGCAGCTAATCCTTATGCTGGATCTGTTATCCAGGCCCCCCAAATTACCTTTGGACGTTAATCATGGCAGACGAAAAAACTCCTCTTGCAGGAAGCCGTTATCAAGATGATGAAAAATCGCTGACAGACGCCCTTGTTCGTTATCTGGGTCCTGAGGCGCAAGCAAAAGCAATGGAGGTAGCAATTCCTTTGATAGAAGGACTTCAAGAACGGCAAGCACGTCTAGCTCAGCAACTTGGACAAGAATCAGCAAGGACTGCTTTTGGTTATGAAATGTTCGGGCGTATTCCTGACACAATTTCACAGTCTTTCGGTAATCAAGCAATGCTTAACGTTTTGGGAGCCCGTGGCATTAATGATGCATATAATCAAGCTGTAAAATCTTACCCAACTCCTCAATTTCCTTCTATGAGTTATCAGCCCCAGAAATACTTTAGTTAGAATAAGGGGACGACATTAGTGCAATGGCCTTTAATTTTGCCGCTAATCCGGAATGGTTTAACCGATCTTCGTCCATTCCATGGGGTAGCGTAACAGAAGCCTTTAGCGGCGGAGGTCCTGACTTTACTAGTGGTGCTAATCTAACAGAAGGAACAAGCTCAGGAGGTGGAAGAAGTCCTATGATTGATCCCGCAACAGCTATTTTTGGTGGCCTGAATGCACTCAGTAGTGCTGTAGTTGGCCTCAACCAAGCTGGTACTTCTGCAAGTATGGCTCAAGCAAAGCTGCAAGCAGGAACTACCGGAGCCCTAGAACGCCGTCAGATGGGGTACGGCCAAGTTGGCGCTGGTATGTGGTCACCTTTGTTCCAAGCTGGCGCAGGTGGTGATATTGCCTTTGGTCGTGAACGTGAAGCACGTATGTTTGAAACGGGTCCTCTTGCAGAACGCGAGCGGGCTCAGCAGATGGATGCCTTCCGTTCACGTTTAGGCGCAACAAGTTCTGCAGAAGCCAAGGCATTAAGACAATTTGAAACTCAAGAAAATCTACGTAAATCTGCTGCCGAAAGGGCTGCATTACTGGATCGCGTGTTTGGCAAAACGTCTGTTACATAGGAGTTGAATTATGGGAAACAGAGGAAGTCAAGTTTCTTATCAGGCACCACCGCCGGATAATACCTTTGCTAATTTTCTCCAATACCAAAGGGAGAAAGAGTCTGCTATTGAAGCGCGTGCTGCGCAAGAGCGTGCAGAAAAAGCAAGGGCGGCAGAAGCCCGTAAACAAGCCGCACAAACTGCATATGGCGGCTTAAAAACTGGGATTGAAAGCCAGCTTCGTCAAGGTTTAATTAGTTACTCAGATGCTACTAGTCAGCTTCGGGACTATGCAGCTAAGTATGAATTAACACCGCCTGAACAAGATGTTTCTTCTTTAACCAAACTTTATACTGAACAACTTCTCCCTGGACAACGCGCTACGAATATTGGCTTTGCTTACGAAGATGTACTGGGCCGCGCTGCAACTAAAGAAGAGCAAGCAAAAGCTCTAAAACGTTTACAAGCAGGTTCCACTGTTCAAGATCTTCGTGATGCACTAACCAAAAGCGCGGAATATAAAGAGAAGTTCAATCAGAGCTACCTTGATAACTATTACGATACCCAGTTTGGTAAACAAACCTTAGACGAAAAAGGTAAAAAAACTGGCAAACGTACTTTCACGTTTGACAAGAGTCTTCTTCCTACCTATAGTGCAGAGGCTGCTAAAACAGCCGGTATCACTACACCAACCTTTAAAGATTCCTTTACTGGTACTGCGGCAGAAATTGAAGAACAACTTCAAAACATCCGCGACACCCGTAAATATCTTTACAGTGCTGGTTTAACCAACCTTCAGGGTGAGATTGATAAAGAAGTTCAGAAACTAAAAACAGAAGGTACTAAAGAGGTTGAAAAAATTAAGCAAGCTAGTGGCATCTACCAACAGCTTGTTGGTGCATTCAATTTCTAAATGCTATAATTTTTTTAAGTCGAAACAACGAAATGACTGCTTCTAACGCGGACACGTACTTTAACATTAACCAGTTCGAGCAACTTCTGCAGCGCCTGGAAGCTTCCAAAGGTCGCCAACAGCGTCAGAAGTCTGTTGAAGGTCGCCGTGACATCTACGCACAAGGCCTCGCTGGCATGATGAGCAACTTCTGATTCTGGATAGTAGGAAATGACGAGCAGCACAACCAACACTAATGTTGATGACTGGTTCGATATTGATAAATATCGGCAGGCAGCTGGCGTAGCCTACGAATTTTCCAAGAAGAAAGCGGAGACAGCTGGTGAGCAACAGCGAGAAACCATCGGTAAAACTGCTCAAGAGCAGCGGACCTCCTCAGAACAATCTCAGGAATTCAAAGAAAAAGACGAGGCCCGAGACTACGGCCAGGCCCAACGAGCTTATCGATATTGAGCTGTTTGATTCTTGGGTTGATGACCTTGATTCATCAACTCAGGAATCATTCATCGCTTTTGCTTCCGATAACTACTCTGTAGTTGAAATTTATTTGTATTCCCGATTCCTTGGATATCGCGGAACAATTACTGCGTGTGAGCTTTGGATAAACTCTCATTATCCGAAGTCTGATCACCGTAAAAAACTCCTGTACGAAATTGATGAGATGCAGGAGGACGTGCGCAAACTACGGGAAGACGTAGAAAACGGTGTTGTCAAACGTGATGCTGGTGTCGCACGTATTGCTTCTATCCAAAGGGAAATCCGTGGTCACATCGACCAAGTAGAAAAGTTTACGAATACGAAAGATCGCAAGGGTTTACTGATGGCTGGCGCTGATCGTGCCATCCGTGAACTCATGTTTATCTTTAAGGATGATCCAATTGAGATTCCCCTGGAAGAAGCAACGATGAGTGTCTGGGCTCGAATGCAGCTTGAAGAATAAGGAAGTTAAAATAGTTTTAGATTAAATATAAAAATGGGTGCAGGAAGAGACGGAGCTGATGTAAAAGCTCTTCAAGATTTAATGCAAAGACGTGGCGAAGGCAGTCCTGAGTTCCGTATTACAGCCAATAGGGGCCGCCCTGAGTTTCGTATTGCAGATAATGAAGCTGGAGCTGCACCAATGACTGAGGGGCCTGTACCAGGTCCTTCTGGCGCAGATCGTCAGGAACGCGCAGCAGCTGAAGGTATTTCCTTTGGACCTGGTCGTGCGATGCGCGGAGGTCGTCGCTAATGGCTAAAAATAAGATGCCCCCTCAACTTCTTGAGTACTTCAAGAAAAAAGAAGCCAAGAAGGAAGATGGCTCTGAGATGAGTGATAAAGAGAAACGTAAAGCTGCTCTTGATAAAGCACGTAAGTACAAAGAGCAGAAAAAAGAAAAATAAGATAGCATCAAGTAACAAGCTGTCTTATCTCCGTGCCAAGCTATACGCACCTTGCTTATCGTCGTAACGCAAAGGCTGCGGCACGGAATCAACAAATTAAACAACCTAAGAATGCCGAAGCGCTTCAGCGAGCACGTGAAGACTTCGGTTATTTTTGTGAATATGTAGCAGATAAACCGCCTGCTACGCATCACTTGGATTGGCATCGGCATTTTATTACTCATGAAGACAGTAGTTGTCTAATTAAAATTGCTGGTCCAAACGTTGACCTTCTTGCTCCCCGTGGATCAGCAAAATCAACAGTCTTGGGTCTACTGACTGCATGGGCTATTGGCATTCATACTCATGCCAAGATGCCGCTGCAGATTCTTTACTTGTCGTACACGGTTGATATTGCACGATCCAAATCAGCAACCATCAAACGCATCATTGAAAGCAAGCGGTACCAAGAGGTCTTCCCTTCTGTTCGCTTGATGAAGAACGTCACCAGTAATGAGTACTGGTCGATTGATCACAAGTTTGCTGGTATTGACACCACTGGTGATGAACAATTCACACTCTGCGCTGCAGGTCTAAAGGGTTCCGTGACCTCCAAGCGTTCGCACCTGGTGATGATTGATGACGCCATTAAGTCAGCTGCGGATATCTCCAACCCTGACATCAGGAAACAGATGCAGGACAACTGGAATGCTGTGATTGCACCAACGATGTTTGAAGGTGCCAGGGCGATCTGCCTTGGTACTCGCTTTAGGCATGACGACATTCACTCCACGACATTCAACGAACAAAACAACTGGAGTCAGATTGTTCTCTCTGCCATCCTCAACAATCCAAAGACTGGTGAGGAAGAATCCTATTGGCCTGAAATGTGGTCACTGGAGTACTTGAAGGAGAAGAAACATCAAGCACCGATTGCCTTTTCATTCCAGTACATGAATCAGATCGTTCGTCAGAACGAGCTTTCCCTTGCGCCAGAACTAATTGTTAAAGCAGAGATCTCAACGGAGTTCGACACGCTTGGTGTTGGTGTTGACCTTTCTGCTGGCACGAAGGAAAAGAATGATTACACCGTCATGATCTTGGGCGGTCGTATTGACGACCGGATTCACATCATTGATTACAGGCGGATCAGGGTGATGGGTAACCTTGAGAAACTCGATGCAATGAAGGAGCTTCTTAACGACTGGTCAGTACTTGGGCAAGACGCTAACGGTAATTATTTCCCCACTTATTCAACGTGTGACATCTGGTCAGAAGCTGTCCAGTATCAGGCTTCCTTGGAAGCAGACTTCAAGCGGGTTTGCTTGAATAACGAAGGTCTCTACAACTTGATTTGGCATCCAGTCAAAGGATTCCGTGCAGACAAGTTGGCACGTTTCCGCGGAATCATGGGCATGTTTGAAGACCGAAAGATCATCTTCAATCGTTATCGGAACTTCACTAATCTCTTCGAGGAACTCACAAACTTCGGCGTAAGTAGTCATGACGACTGTGTCGATGCTTTAGTTTGGTTGGTCACTGGTCTATCAAGGAAGGGTCAGCTTCACCTTGATTACTAACCCTTAGAATTTAAAAAAAGGAAAAACATTTTGCCGTGGGTCCGGAATACGTAGCGATAGCGTTAACTGCTTGCATCTCAGCATTAACGGGCGGTTCTTGGGTTGCGAACCGCATTATGGATCGCCAAAAAGAAAGGGTTGAACAGGTTTTTAGTTACATCAATTCGCAAAAAAGGCGGATTGATTGCCTAGAAGATGACCTTAAGCAACTGCCAATTGAATACGTTTTAAAGGTGGATTTTCTTAGGGAGATCCAGGAAATGCATGAGAACTTTAGGCAAATCAACACTAAGCTTGATAAGCTAATGGAAAAGCTTTTGTCGAAATGAGCTACATCCTTGAGGTCCAGGAAGACGAAAACGGCGA